CTACATCTCGTCATTAGAGCGTCAGATAGCAATGCTTAGGGCGGCGCAAGAGACGCTATCTAAGGATTACAAGGATCTTCAGGCACGAAAGGCAACAATGTTAAAGGATCTAAAGGGTACTCGTGAGCAGCGAATCAAAGCTATCGAGGACTCTAAGCTAACGTTTGCATCGCTGGTGAAAAAGATAGCATCAGATCCTACTTTTAGAACACAAATAGGTATAGATATGGAAAAGATGCGCTTAGCTACAGAAGCAGAGAAAGAGCGTTTATCAGAGTACATAAAGTATGAAGACGGACAAGTAGATCAACCCTTTTTATCATCAGATACAGTTAAAGGAGATTAAATGAAGACTGCAGTAGTTTTTGGAGTTACAGGTCAGGACGGTTCTTACTTAACTGACTTGCTACTCTCAGAGGATTATAAAGTGATTGGTGTTGCTAGACGCAGTAGTGTTGACACGACTGAGCGTTTAGATCAAAACATGAAAAATATTAATTTTACTCTTGTTGAGGGAGATATCACAGATGGATTTTGTGTCTCTGATATTATTAATAAGTATAAGCCTGACGAAGTGTATAACTTGGCAGCTCAATCTCATGTAGGTACTTCTTTTAAGCAGCCTACATTAACTTGGGATGTCACGGCTGGTGGATGTCTAAACATACTGGAAGCGATTAGGGTTTCACCAAGAGCTAATGAGATTAGATTTTATCAAGCCTCATCTAGTGAAATGTTTGGCAAAAACTTTAGTGAACGGCCTGTTGAGTCTTCCGTAGGAGATTCTTTAATCACATACGAAAATACAGTCGTACAAAAATATCAAGATGAGGATACTGCTTTCATGCCTCAGTCTCCATATGCCATCGCTAAGCTAGCGGCACACCATCTAGTTAGAAATTACAGAGATAGCTATGGTATACACGCATCTAGTGGTATTTTGTTTAATCACGAGAGCGAACGAAGAGGAGAAAACTTCGTCACTCGCAAAATAACTAAGTGGATCGGAAGATTTCTGGCTTGGGAAAAACAAAACTCTGCATTAATCTCGTCGCCCTGTAGGTTTGAATTTGCAGGAGATCATATTATGATGCCTAGAGAAAGAATGTATTTAGATATGATTAAAACACCTATATTTCCTAAGCTAGGGCTTGGAAATTTACAGGCAAGGAGGGATTGGGGCCATGCAAAAGATTATGTCCGAGGAATGTGGCTCATGCTGCAACAAGAGGAACCAGACGATTATGTCATCGCTACTGGAGAAACATACAGTGTTGAGGAATTTTTGGAATACGCTTTTGAGCACGCTGGTCTTGGTGATTGGAACCAGTACGTGTACATTGACCCTGAATTCTTTAGACCCGCTGAAGTTGATTACCTACTTGGTGACCCGTCCAAAGCAAGAAGAAAACTCGGATGGGAACCAGAAATCAAATTCAGAAGATTAGCAGAGTTAATGACGGAGGCAGATATAGATGAGGAATTACGACGATCCGGCTTACAAGAAGTTTCGGACGGATGTCTTGAAGCGTGATAAGTTCTGCTGCAAGATGTGCAAGACTAGCGGGAAAAAGAGAAAGATGTATGTCCACCACATTAGAAAGTGGGCTAGCGCTTCGTCTCTGAGGTTTGATGTGAGTAATGGCATAACCTTGTGTTATGACTGTCACAAAGAAGTCACAGGCAATGAGGTACACTATGAGTCTTATTTGTTGGGGTTGATAGATGGCTAAGAAAAAAACTCCTAAGTTTGTTGTTATAAAAGACACTAGAGAGCAGAAGGGCTGGATCTTCCACAGTGGCGATGCCTGCGATGGAATGAAGCCCGGAACGCTAAAGACTGGTGATTATACGCTTGAGGGATTTGAAGATGCCGTGTGCATTGAGAGAAAGAAAAGCGTAGAGGAAGTTGCTAACAACGTAGGCAAAGAAAAGAAAAGATTCAATGCTGAAATGGAGCGCATACAGGAATACCCATTCAAATACATAATCTGTGAGTTTTCTATGAGCGATGTTATTAATTACCCCCGTTCAATATTTTCTGATTACATGTGGCATACTAAACCAGATTTTTGCAAAAGAGAAATAGCCAATAGAAAAATAACAGGCAAGTATATACTCAAAGCACTAATGGAATACCAAACTTGGTATGGAATCCATATATTGTTCTGCGATGATGCAAAGAACGCACAGAAGGTTACAGAAAGCATATTTAAGAGGTTAAATACGATGTTCCATGAACAAACCTAATAGGACACAAATATACTCAGCCTTATCTAACTGGCATGACTATGGATTATTGTCACAAACAAGAGAGATATTTCTTGAATCTGGAGATGACGGTTTAGGAGCTAAGCACGCAGTAGAATTTATTAAGAACTTGCTAATGCTTGAATCTTTAAATGATAATCCTATTATCGTTCATCAATATAATATTGGCGGAGATCAAAACGCAGGCTTTGCAATATATGACGCAATCAAAGCTAGCAAGTGTAAATTTTTGTTTATTTGTTATGGCACGGCCTCTTCTATGGGTAGTATCATACCGCAAGCAGTTATAGGCAAAGGTCTGAGGGTCACACACCCCCATACAGAGTGGCTGATACATGAAGGGTCTTGTGAGACCAGCGGAACAACAAAGCAGTTTATATCGAACGCTGAGGCCCTTAAACGGTCTAAAGAATTAATGTATGACATATATGTAAACGCATGCAAAAAGGGTTCTGCGTTTAAAGGAAGAAAACCAGTAGAAATCAAAGCCATACTTAAGAGAAGACTGAATGTAAAAGAAGATTGGATTCTCGAAGGAGAAAAAGCTGTAGAATATGGTTTTGCGGATGGTGTCTTTGGTAAGGGTAATTGTAGCTCTATAGAAAAAATGTTAGAGAGGCTTAAATAGTGGCTGATATAAGCAAGAACCTAGACAGAGTAATACAAGACGCTTGGCTTGGCATAGATGTAAAAGATGGGGATTTGTTCAATCCTATGGATTTTCTTTTCCATGATGACGACCCAGATAAAATGCTTGAGCGTATAGCTTGGCTAATGATGCGCCCAGAATACTTCTCGTTTGTTTGTAAATATATATTAAATATCGAGATATCTCCATTCCAGTCTTTATTGCTTCAAGAGATGTGGCATAAGAAGTTTCCCATGTTGATCGGCAGTCGTGGTATGGGCAAGTCGTTTATATTATCAGTGTACCCATTGCTACGAGCGCTGTTTATGCCAAGAAGAAAGATCATCGTTGTCGGTGCGGCCTTTAGGCAGTCGAAAGTGCTTTTTGAGTACATGGACACCATATGGAAGAACGCACCGATTCTGAGGGATCTGTGTGGCTCTAGAAGCGGACCAAGAAGAGATGTCGATAGATGCGTAATGCATATTGGCGATAGCACTATAACATGCTTGCCGCTTGGTGACGGAAGTAAGATTCGTGGTCAGCGTGCTAATGATATTATCGCTGACGAATTTGCATCCATACCTCGTGAGATATTTGAAAATGTCGTTGCTGGTTTTGCTGCGGTATCCGCCTCTCCTATCGAAAAAGTAAAAGACAGAGCAAAAAAGAAAAAAGCGGAAGAGCTTGGAGTTGATCTAATAAAAGAAACAGACGTAGACCCGGTAACAGAAAAGTCAAACCAAATTATATTATCCGGTACGGCATACTATGATTTTAATCATTTTGCAGAATACTGGAAAAGATACAGATCCATTGTAAACAGTAAGGGAGACAGGCAAAAGCTAAAGGAGGTTTTTGGTGATGATGTGCCTGAAGACTTTGCTTGGCAAGAATATTCAGTAATACGCATGCCTGTAACGACACTCCCAGACGGCTTTATGGATGAGGGTCAGATAGCTAGAGCTAGAGCAACTGTACATTCTGGTATTTTTCAGATGGAATATGGAGCTTGTTTCACTACTGATAGTCAAGGATTTTTTAAGAGATCATTAATAGAAAACTGCATTGCCTCCGAGTCGAATAACATTATCATAAACGAACAACCCATACAGTTTGAGGCGATGCTAAAAGGCGACCCAAACAAAAAATATATTTTTGGAGTTGACCCGGCATCTGAAGTTGATAACTTTAGCATAGTTGTGCTAGAGCTGAATGGAACCCACAGAAGGGTGGTTCATGTATGGACTACCAACAGAAGCCAACACAGAGATCAACTAAAGGCGCACCTTGTAGACGAAGACGATTTCTACTCTTACTGCGCTAGAAAGATTAGGAACTTAATGAAAGTATTCCCATGCATGGAGATTGCGCTTGATGCTCAGGGTGGCGGTATCGCCGTTATGGAAGCCTTGCATGACAAAGACAAGGTAAGAGAGGGAGAGCAAAAAATATGGCCTGTTATAGACTATGACAAGCCAAAAGATACGGACGATGAGCCGGGTTTACATATATTAAGAATGTGCCAGTTCGCAAAGTACGATTGGCTCGCAGAGGCTAATCACGGCCTTAGAAAAGACTTTGAAGATAAACTAGTACTATTCCCAGACTTTGATTCGGTTAGTCTTGGTTTGTCTGCAGAAGAGGATAATATCGAAGGAAGAATATACGACACTCTAGAAGATTGCGTCATGGAGATAGAAGAATTGAAGAATGAACTGTCCATGATTATTATGACACAAACAGGAACTGGTAGAGAAAGATGGGATACACCAGAAGTAAAAATAGCAGCAGGAAAAAAGAGTAGGCTCAGGAAAGACCGCTATTCTTCTTTGATTATGGCCAACATGAGCGCGAGGCAACTTGACGTAGAAAGAACCGTAAGAACGTATGATCACTATGGTGGTTTTGCTAGAAAGTCTGGAGAACAAGACAACAAGGATAACGGGCCGATGTATCATGGTCCATCTTGGTTTACAGAAAATATGAGCGATATTTATTAATACTGTGTATAATAATTTACAATACCATTATCAATACTATTGCCAAAGGAACAATATAAATGTCAGAAGATCTATACTTGACTTGGGGTGACGACGCAGAGAGAAGTAAAGCTTATGAGCTGTCTGCTGACAATATTAACGCATATGATGGTATACAGAAGTCATATGCCTATGACAATAGAACTTTCATAGATATAGAGACCCAAAGATCCGTAAGACCCGGCTTTAATCGCAGGGACTACAATGCGTTTCGTCCGGGCGAAGGTATTCCGTCACAACAAAAGAAAATAGTCAAGATGTGTATGCAGGCTTATGAAAAAGTCGGCATCATTAGAAATGTTATTGACCTCATGGGTGACTTTGCTACACAGGGAATTACTCTAGTACACCCGAATAAAACAATCGAAAAGTTTTATCGTAAATGGTTTGAGCAGATTGATGGCTTAGACCGATCAGAAAGGTTCTTGAATTATCTTTATAGGTGTGGTAATGTTCCTATCCGCAGAAGAACAGCAAAGATAAACAAGAAAAAAGAAGCGGAGCTTAAAAGAAGCACAGCTGCTCCAGATATGAAAATACAAGACATCCCGGTAACAAAAAGAGAGATCCCTTGGCGATATGATTTTTTGAATCCTCTTGCTGTTGGCATCAAGAATAAAGATGTCGCTATGTTTACTGGTGACATCGAATATGTACTCAAAGTCTCAAAGAACACAGTCAATTCATTAATGATGAATGGAGACGTAAATGGCAAAGGTCGTGACTTACCGAACTACTTAATAAAGAGATTTTCTCAAGGCGAAAGAGAAATCCCTCTAGATAAAGATAAGTTTATGATGTATCACTACAAGAAGGATGACTGGAACGTTTGGTCAAATCCTATGATATACGCCATTCTAGACGATATTGTAATGCTCGAAAAAATGAAGCTAGCAGACTTAGCCGCTTTAGATGGAGCTATATCAAATGTCAGACTATGGAGAATTGGTGATCTAGACCATAAGATTATTCCTACCAAGGCTGCTATTAACAAGTTAAGAGATATTCTCGCCAGTAATGTCGGCGGAGGTACTATGGACTTAGTATGGGGTCCTGAAATTGACTTTAAAGAAAGCAGCACACAAGTATACAAGTTTTTGGGGGCAGAGAAATACCAGCCAGTTCTAACTAGTATATATGCCGGACTTGGTATTCCTCCAACACTAACCGGAGCCGCTTCTGGTGGTGGATACAGCAATAATTATGTTAGTCTCAAGACTTTAGTTGAAAGACTGGAGTACGGTAGAGAAAAACTTAAAGATTTCTGGATGAATGAAATCAAGTTAGTGCAGAAGGCTATGGGCTTTAGATTCCCAGCAGAGATACACTTTGACTCGATCATACTCTCAGATGAAGCCGCACAGAAACAACTTCTTGTTCAACTTGCCGATAGAGATATTATATCTCACGAAACATTGCTTGAAAGATTTAGAGAGCTACCTACTATTGAGAAGATTAGAGTGAGAAGAGAAGAAAGAACTAGAACAAACGATCCGGGCGCTCCGAAGAAAGCCGGTCCTTTCCATAATCCTCAACACAAGCAGGATATGGCTAAACTAGCCATGACTAAAGACGTTCTAGATAAAGACATGTATTTGGAAAGCCTTGGTTTGCCTCCTGCAGAAGAGGAAATAGTAGAGGAAGAAAACCCTCAAACAGAGCGCATTGAGCTGGAACCTCCCCAAGAAGAAGACAATCAGCAGCCTGAAAGTCCAGAAGGCGGTAGACCATTTAACGCTAGAGACGAGCAAAAACGAAAGCAGAAAAGAGTGCTACCAAGAAGCAGTGATAACGTAGCTGCAACGCTCTGGGCATACGAAGCACAGAAGAAGATTTCCGAGTTAGTTACACCAATGGCGTTAGCTCATTTTGAAAAGAAAAACGCCAGAAGTCTCACTAAATCAGAGTTTGATCAGCTAGAGCATCTAAAATTATGCATACTTACTGGCATAAAACCGTTTATGGAAATAGACGCTGATGTAATTAAGCAGATCATTGATTCTAACACGAGGCCATCGGAATCTTTCAGTCTTGAAGTGGACAGTGCGGTCAATAAGTTTTCTGAGACTCAAGACAGAAAACCAAGCATCGACGAAATGAGATATATCTACGCCTCCACCTTTGCGTCGTTCTCCTAGTTTTTAGGCAAAATTAAACAGAAAAATCTTTTTTTGTGTATTATCATGTAAGGAGACTTTATATGAAAGCATATGCACAAGAAATACAAGATGGTCTTCAGGAATTGATTGAAAACAATACCACGATTGCGTATTGCGCTCCTGTTATTTCTGAAACCAATACACTAAGTACTGCCGCCGGTAAATACGAAGAAGACCGTGCGTTAGCTCTTAATTTTTTGGGTCTAGAAGATACTCAGGCCGAAAACAAAGAGCAGATAGACTTATACTATTTAAGTTCTGTTTTAGTTAGTACTGGGTGGAATAAAAATGATGATGTTTTCGACGCACAAGAAATGTGGGAAGCACGTTCCACTCCAGAAGATAAACAATTCAATTATATGCACAACGAAAAAGATATAATTGGTCACATAACCGCCAACTACGTTGTTGACTTTGAAGGCAACAGTTTAGATGGCGATCTTTCTTTTGCAGAGGCTGGTTCACCAACAGACTTTAATATAATTACACAGGGTGTTCTATATAAGTCTTGGAGCGATCCAGAGCTACGCGAGAGAATGAATAATATAATAGAAGAGATTGAGGAAGGAGATAGATGGT